CAGCGGCGTTGGCGGCATCGGCATCGAGATCCGGACGCCGCTCGCCTCCGCGATGATCAAGCAGAACACGATCCAGGCCGCCGGCGCCGGCGGCATCGTCATGACCGGCCAAGCCTCGGCGCAGCATCTCAGCATCGCCAATAATCAGCTGCTCGGGCTTGTACCGGTCGTCGGCCAGCTGCCATCCGTCCTCGGCATCCGCCTCGACTTCGTCGCCGCCGCCGAGATCGAAGACAACGTGATCCGTGACCTCGGCATGGATGCCGCGAGCACCGTGTCGCGGGTGGCGATCGCACTGATCGCATGCTCCACGGTGCGTATCGCCGGCAACCAGATCACTAATATCGGCCCTGTCACTCCTACGTTTGCTCCCGCGGCTCCGTCGGCCGCCATCGCCGTGACCGGGCCGACCTTCGATCGCGCCGAGATTTCCGGTAACGTCATCCGCCGCAGCGATCCGATCGCGGCGAGCACTGGAACTTTCACCTTGTGGCGCGCAGTTTATGTCGGCCCGCTGGTCCAAATCGCCGGCGGCTTCACCCATAAGGTCGTGCAAACGGCCCCTGACCAGTTCGTCGTGGTGGGCGACGTCATCCTGGCGGGCGTCATCACGGGCGCGCAGCTCGCGGCGGTGCGGGGCAATGTCATGGCGGCGGGATCTGCCGGACCGTTCGCGCCGGCCGGATCGCTGGTGGAAGTGGATGCCGCCGGCTCCGGCGTCTTCGGCGACAACCAATGCATCCTGCTCAGTCCGGGGAGTCCATCGCCCTTGGCGACGCTCGCCGCGCCGATGGTCGCAGCCGCCAACAACATCCTGACCGGCGGCGCCCCATCGCTGCAGATCACCACGCCCGACAACAGGTTCACGGTCTTGGGCAACATCACGAGCAATCCCATCAAGGTGAATGGTCAGAATCTCGCGGCACCGTGGACGCCGCTGAACGTGCAAGCGTGAGGGAGTCCAACATGCCGACGCTGGTGATGTTCAAAGGTGAGAGAAACCTCGACGAGCTGGCAGCCCGCCTGTTCCCGGGCAGCGGGCCGCAGGCGCACAAGCAGGCGACCGACGCGCTCCTCAAGGCCAACCCGCAGTTGGCCGATCTCGGCCGCCTGCCGGCCGGCTCGATCGTCGTCGTTCCCGACATGCCGGCCGCGGTGAACGCCAGCGAGACCGTGCATCCTGCGACCTTCACGCCGGCGGATTCCGCCCGTCTGGTGAACGAGCATGTGACGGCGTTCGCGAGCGCGCTTGCCGCGCAGTCCGCCAACGCGGCCGCCCAGGCCGATGCCACGCTCAAACTCCTGGGGAATTCTGCCCTCACGGCGGCCGCTGCCAGAGACCAGGAACTGGCGCAGCGTCTGACGACAATCTCGGACAACACCAAGGCCGCGCTCAAGGATGTGCAGGCCCAGCAGGCCACACTACAGCAGGGCCTCGCGCAGCTACAGGAGGACCTGGCGAAATTCAATAAAGCATCTCCGCCGTCGCCGGCGCCGCCGGTGCCGCAGCCTCCGCCCGTGGGATCTGGGAGGCCGCCGTTACCGCCGACGCCTTTGCGCGCAGCGCCTGCCACACCGCCGGCGCCGCGACGCGCCCGCGCCACCAAGACCAAGAAAAGGAAGAAGTGAGCAGCATGCACCAGCTGAAAGCCATCAAGTCAAAACCGGCTCATCCAGACCCATGAGGAACGCACTCCAAATTGCACACGGGGCCCTGAATGGTTAATCTGACGTTCGAAACAAAGGGCCATCTGTAAATGTCGATTGGACCCTCCTATAGCAAAGATAAGCCATTGAATAACTTGTTAGGCATCTGATAATCGAACGAAAGGGGACTAATGCGCACTTTCGTACAGAAAGCGAAGCCAACTCAGCAGACCACGCCTGCCAATTCTACGATACCCAGTCGGGCACACCTTACGCAAAGCCGTGACGTGAATTCGATTCTTCACTTGCAGCGCACGATTGGAAATCAAGCAGTACAGCGGCTGTTACAAGCCAATGCTGAAGATCTCGAAACGGATTCCGGCGTGACAGCGGCAAATCGCTTCAGGTTTGATTTCAGCCAAATTCCACTACATCCGCTATATCCGCCGAAAACGGAAACGGTTCAGAGCAAACTAACAATCAACCGACCAGGAGATAACTATGAGCGAGAAGCGGATCGAGTGGCAGCACAGTTAATCCAGTTGCCTGTGGCAAGCGTTTCTTCTGATACTTCCAACCGGGCAATTCAAAGAAAAAGAAAATGCGCCGCTTGTGAGAGTGGAGAGGGATTATGCCCCCAATGCGCCCAAGAAGAAAAGCGTGTGCGGAGAATACAGACAACCACAGATATGGGACCGGCTATTCAGGGTGGAATAGGAGACAAAGAGCCGATTCCAATGAAAGACGAACCGAAGAAACCGCCCAGTGAAAAGAAGAAGGAAGAGTCGCCCAAAAAGTGTTTCGCCGAGACCATTACCATTAGCGGTGCGAAATGTGGTGAGATGTATGGAGCTCTAGCTAAGTACTGCTATGCCAGCGACAAGACCTTGTGGGAAAAGGAAAGCGTGAAGGACGCACCCGTCAGAGGGCGGCAGCAGTGCGAGACGGGCCCTATTGACCAGGTGACGAATCCCGGAACGAGTCTCTCTCACGATAATTGTTGGGCGGACGAAATCTTTAACCAAGGCGGGCCACCTTCGAAGGTTGCGCCATGTACGGACAAGACCAAACAAACGGTGTTCATAGGCCCGACCAAGGACACTGTAGAGCAGTGCAAATACAGCCACGAACAAGTTATTAACGTCACTGTTACCCGAAAAGACGCGCAGGGCAAGCCCACAGCGGGTAAGGTAATCACTACGGTAACCACGGGTTCGGCAGAAGCGAAAACCGAATGTGACTGGACGGCCTAGTCCAACACTCCGCCGGTGCTGCAGGCTGCGCCCGTGGGACCTGGGAGGCCGCCGTTACCGCCGATGCCTTTGCGCGTAGCGCCTGCTACGCGGCGTGCGCCGCGACGAGCCCGCACCACGAACGAAGAAAAAGAAGAGGTGAGCAGCATGCATCAGCTGCAAGCCATAAAATCCAAGCCGTCGAATGAGCCCAGCGCACGCCGGGATGCGCAGCCGCTCACCGCGTCAGTTTCCGAGCACGACAGATGGATGGAGCTGCAGCGCGGGCTCGGCAACCAGGCGGTCTCGCGCCTGCTGCAAAGGCGGCCGGCAACGGGCGCGACGGCGGGGACGCCGGCCGTGGGCGCGCAGACGAAAGGCTCGGGCGGAAACCGCATTCTGCAACGCAAGTGCGCATGCGGTGCGAGGGCCGTCGGCTCGACCGATGAATGCGAGGAGTGCAGCAAGAAGAGGTTAGGGCTGCAAACCAAACTTCGGATCAACGAACTGGGAGATGCTTATGAGCAGGAAGCGGATCGCGTCGCCGATCAGGTGATGGCAATGGCGACGCATCCGGCCTTCGGCAGCGTGCCGCCGCGCATTCAGCGCTTAGCAGGGCAAGCGACCGGGCAGCCGGATACGGCGCCCGCCAGTGTGGATCGCGCACTCGCAGGTCCCGGAAGGCCGCTAGAGCCGGCACTGCGGCAGGATATGGAGCAGCGCCTCGGGTATGACTTTTCCGGCGTGCGAGTGCATTCAGGTCCGGCAGCTGAGAAATCCGCGCGAGAGGTCAATGCTCACGCCTACGCCGTGGGTCAGAATCTTGTGTTCGCGGCGGGTCGCTTCGCGCCGCGAACGCACGAGGGACGCCGGTTGCTTGTTCATGAACTGATACATGTGGTGCAGCAAGGTGGGGCGCCGCTTTCCATACCGATAGTCCAGCGCCAACCGGCCCCGCGTGCGCCTCCGTTGACGCGCGCTGACGAGATCCAGCTCTCGTTGACGTCACCGGGCGAAATCGCGGTTACGCTCAATCCACCAACCCTCACGCTCTACAATTTCGCCATCGATCAATCGACATTGAAGGACGAGCATATCGCCGCGCTGCGGGCCATTGCCTTCTTGACAAACCAGTACGTCGGCACCGTGAAGATGGCAGCGAGCGGTCATGCTGATTCCACCGGCGAAGAAACCATCAATGTTCCGCTTTCTCGCGATCGCGTGGCGGGGGTGCAGGCAGTCCTTCAGGGCTCCACTGGCCTGCTGGTCTCCGGCGCCTGGTTCAGCGACCACCGGCCGGCGGCGGCCAATGACACGGTCAAGGGCCGTTCGCGCAACCGGCGAGTGGACATTTCCTTCTCTTTGGGCAAAGCCGGTCCTCAGCCTCCGGAACCGTGCCAGGGGCCCCAATTGCTGCTGTGCGCCTGCGAGCGCTCACCCGAGATATGTCGACTTTGCCTGGATCATCCCGCACTATGTTTTTGCGCCTTGTTCTTCGACATTTGTCTCGTGCATTGCTAGCCTCACGAAACTTGCTGATTGCTTTTGCAGCCTCTTCCCCTGCAAGAAGGAGCCCACGGAAAAGAAAAGAAAGGCATGTCCTGATGACGTTTATCTCCCGTCGGGCGTTAAGCGCATTGACCCGGCAAAGACCGGTGACGATCTGATCTTCCCGTTCGACATGGAAGTGACTTTCTTGCAGGAGCCTGCGAATAAGAGTCCCTATTGTGATTGCAACTGCGGCGAGTATCGGCAGTACGTGGCAGGATACTTCAAGCGAGATCACGGCACAGGCGTGCTGAAAGACCACGAGCACTGGCTCACGATCAGGACCAAGCTCAAGCCTTATCCGCATTTCCAGGAGGACGGGGAGCCTATAGGCAAAGGAGGAATTCCCACGCGGCAAGAATATTATGGCCATCGTTACATTACCGACGCTGCGCGCACGATTCTGAAGCCGGCGGCTACAAAGCTGGTGGCCATAAACGCCCCCAACGATCAGTTTCTTGATCCGAACCGCCAAGACGGCTGCATTTATCGCGGTCACGATGAACCGGGACTCAAGGCGGAGCCCAACGAAGCGGTCGATTTCCACCTCTGGTTCGAGGGCGGGCCCGTGGACGCTTGCAACGGGGACCGTAGGATCGGCAAATGGTCCAAGTGGGAGGTGGTTTGCGACCGGCGACCCCCTTCCCCTCAGGTCAACCGCCTGTTCACCGTTCGCTCCGGGCTGCCGAAAAATCCGAAGGAGGGCCAGGAGCTCACGCTTGAGATTGCGTTCCCGGACCAACCCCCAGAGTGCTATGGAAAGGTCCCCGTCTCGATCATCGGGGTGAGCGATACCGACGTGACCATCTGGACCCGAAACTCAGATCCCTTGCAGATCGCCCCCGACGCATGTCCGGACATCTGGATCCTACCGAACCAAGTGGTGACAATCTTTCGGGAACGATGAATGCGGCGTCGGATCGAGCTGGGCAAGACGATCTCCGCGCGCGACTATCGCACACAGCTACTCGGCGCTGCCGACCAATGACTGCCCTTTCCTGAACACGAGAGGGCGAGCCGGCAAGCCATCAAACCAAATCCGTCGCATCACCGCGCCGCGCGCCGGGCGGATTGCAGATGAAACTTCGCATCAACCGGTCAATAGCCGCGGGCGCCGGCGGCAGATCAGGTTCATTGAATCATGCCACATCAGAGGGAAGGACAATCATTCGGTGTCGCTGCGCGAAATGCCCAAACGAAATCACGCGCCTCCCGTTGCAAGTCTTCATAATGGTTCAAGACCCAAATCATTCAAGCTGAGTTCCAAAAGCGTCGAGCTACTTTTTGGCGTACTTGGAACGCGGCTGCGGCTCGCGGGTGTAAATCCGAATTCAATTGCAATCCGGATCATGATCTCGACCTGACGATTTACCATCGAGAGGTATGGCGATTGGACCGGATAACCGGTTGGAGACTTGATCACGGCGCCATACTTCTGGAGGGCCTCGACAGATTCAGCCCAAAGTGCATACGCGGCGCAATACACTGCTAGCGGACCACGATCGAGAGGAGTCAGCCGGCCCTCTGCGGCGAGCTCAGGGGCAAGCCGGTCCCATTCTTGTCGCGCAGTCGGGCCGAGCTCTGGTGGACATTCGACTACGGAGACGGATTTCGGTTCATCCGCTGGGACTGGCCGCTTTTCCAGGTCAGTCAATTCTTCTTTTGAGGCGTTCTGCTCATTGCGTTTTTTTGCCACGGTGATCTCCGTCATCTGGACCGCTCCGCTCCAGCGGGTCTTCGTCTGGCTCGCGATTAACCGGCTTTGGCCCGATCGACCGCTCCGCTGAGATTTCTTCGAATAGCCGGCCGTTACTGAGCAGAGTTGCCTTCTTGCCCGTGAAAGCCTCCCATCGCCGCACCGCGACATCCACGAATGCAGGCTCCAGCTCCATCGCCAAGCAGACTCTGCCAACCGTCTCAGCGGCAATGACGGTTGTCCCACTGCCTAGAAACGGATCGTAGATCGCCTGGCCGGGACTGCTGTTGTTCTGCAGAGGCCGCCGCATGCATTCGACCGGCTTTTGGCTGCTGTGTGACGTGTCGCAGTCCTGGTTCCCGCTTGGGATCTGCCAGAGCGTCGTCTGCTTCCGATCTCCAGTCCATTGACCCGTCGTGCGCACGGCGTACCAGCAGGGCTCGTGCTGCCAGTGATAGTCACCGCGGCCGAGCACGAGCCTTTCCTTGGCCCAAACAATCTGAGCTCGGATAACAAAGCCCTGACGCCGGAGACTTTCAGCGACAGTGGTGGCGTGCAACGCGCCATGCCAGACATAGGCTACATCGCCTCGGAAGAGCGCCCACGCCGCCTCCCAGTCGGCTTCGGAATCGTTCCGGACTTTTGTCCGTCGTGGGGACTTATTGATACCTAATCGGTGGCGCCAAGCGGGATCATAGTCGACGCCGTAGGGCGGATCAGTCACCATGAGGTTGGGAGCAATGCCGGCAAGTAGGGCAGAAACGGCTATGGCGTCCGTGCAGTCGCCGCAAGCTATTCGGTGAGCACCCACGCACCAAATGTCTTCCATCCTCGTCACAGTATTCTCGGACAGCTCGGGTATTTCATCTTCGTCGGTTAGACCTGTGCCCCGTCCGGGTGCGAGCGCCTGCGCAAGCTCTTGAGTTGTAAACCCTAAAGCTGCCAGGTCTGCCCCGAGCACGGACAGGTCTTTGAGCTCGAGACGGAGTATCTCAAGATCCCAGCCAGCGTTAAGCGCGATGCGATTGTCGGCAAGAAGCAACTGACGCCGCTGCACCTCGCTCAAATCGCTCAACACAATGACTGGCACTTCGTGCAGACCTAATTGGCGAGCAGCCGCGAGCCGGCCGTGTCCTGCAATGATGTCTCCTTCAGCACTAACCAGAATAGGATTGGAAAAGCCGAACGCTCGGATGCTGCCGGCGATTTCGGCAATCTGAGCAGGGCTGTGCGTCCGCGCATTGCGGGCCGACGGGATCAGCCGATCCACCGGCCACGACTCCAAACTCAAGGCGTTAGAGATGGACATTGCTTCGATTCCTCTTCACACACCCATCCCCCTCCCCCCTCCCCCTGTCCGACAAAAAAAGTTTCTGAATTTTGCGGAAATGCTCGCGGGCCCCCCGCACGGTCCGCCCCCCCGAAGGCTGTGACTTTTGACTACCCCCCACCTCTGGTCTTCCGGTCGTGGCATGGCTTACACAGCGATTGCCAGTTGGATTGAGCCCAGAACAAACCTGGGTCGCCGCGGTGCGGTTGGATGTGGTCAACAATCACCGTTGGCTCGCGCACGCCGTGTTCCTCGCATGTGCGGCAAAGCGGATGCTCAGCGAGGAACGCCGCGCGTGCCTTTTCCCATTTCGAGCCATAACCACGCGCGTGCGCGCTGCCTCGCTCACGGTCATAAGCGCGGCGACGCTGCTCAGGCGACGGAATATGCGCGGGCCTGAACACCGGGGGCTTATTTGGCATTGGCACGACCTCATGGGCCTTCTCGATTTAATTTCCAGTTTTTGAGGGCGATGGCGCGCAAGCGCTTCCACGCGTGCGTGCCGTAGTAAGGATCATGGCCGCTTCTTGGGCGCGGAGTGTCCAACCGCGAGGAGGGAACGTGGGTGGTTTCGTTGGCATGCTCGCGCTCTTTGCCAGAACGTGACTACCGGCGTCGGAATTGGTTTATGGCAAGGCAGATCGTTTTGATCTGGCGGTCCGTGAGTTCATGTCGAGTCGAGGCCTCGCATAAGCGAGTGATGATCTCGTCATCGATCAGGCCGAGAAGGAGCAACTTGTCGCGACCGCCCAGAAGAGCCCCAATCTGGAATTCGAGATTGATTCGCTCGGCTCGATCGAAAGAAAGTGGTGCCGACTGTTTCGATAAAATTTTGTCGTGCCGAACTAAGGAGGATTTAGGAGGAATCTCTAAGAAGGATTCGTGGTCTTGGATGTCCGGTCCCGAGGGACACGGACGTCCGCTTTTTGCGCCAGCGGTGTCTTGGTAGCTGCCCCGTGAATAGACGGGAGCGTAGCGGAGACCCTTTCGGCTGCCTCGGGCACGGAATACCGAGAGCCCGAGGGCATTCTCCAAGACATTAATGGCTCGCTGAATAGTTTTCTCGCCTAGCTTTGATTGCCCAGCTATGAAGCGCTGCGATGGCCAGCAATCCATCGTGGCCCAATTGAGCTGATCGGCGAGAAAGTAGGAAACCAGCCGATGGGACGGAAGCAGACCTTTCCTCATTATTCGGCCAAGCCATTCGGCAGCCATGTGCTTGAAAGTGCGCTCGTCAATTCCCTCCAGGTAAGGAGGCGGACCAAGCGACCATTCGCCGATCGCCTTCGGCACCAAGGCAGGATCCATTGCGCGACGAATGTTCACGTTCGCACAACGACCGATGGTGTCGGGCGCCCGTTCACCAGCACGTTGCAGAGGTGTTTTGCTTCGTACGCTTCGATATCTGACAAGCGGTAGATCACGCGATGCCCTATCCTTAGATACGGAGGACCGATTTTGAGACGGCGCCAGCCTTCCAGCGTGCGCGTGCTCATGCGCCACCGTCGCGCAAGATCGATTTGATTCAGATGTTGCAAAGCCTCTGCCTCGTTTCGTCAGGACAACTCTGACGTTTCGGCAAAAAAGGCGCTAGCGCGCTAAATCGGAGAAAAATCGGAAAGCTAAATGACTTGATATTTCAGGACACTATTCCCCGCTTCGTGAGCCGCGTGTAATACCCGAAGCCATATGCATTCAGTACATAGCGGCCGGGAGCGGTCTTGACGATCAGCAGCTGCCAAAGCTCCTGATCCTTGAAGTAATCACCGATGTCGCCAGATTTCTTGCCAACTTGGTGTAAAAGTGTTTTTGCGAACAGCCCGTCGTAATTGTTTTGTTCGAGCGATTGATGCAGGAGACGGACGATCATTGCTTGCGACCTATTGAAGCGAAATTGGATGTTTCGAAGAGCAACTACGCTGTAGTCTGCATTGTGCCAAAACCGAGCGCTTACGCGCACGTCTACATAGATTACCGGCTCATTATCCCAGCTGCGTGCACGGACCGTATTCCTTTCAGGAAACATCTTTATATCGCACCATAGCTCAGAAGGTATTTCCTCACGGACCGGATTCTCTGCGAACGGAAAGCGGATGCCCGTGATGAAAAAATGCTCATTGAGGGCACGCTCTGCAAAACTGGTCAGCTTGTCACGATGTGCAAATCGATAAGCTTGCCACATTTGTTTTCGAGCACTTTTCGGAAGGTCTGGTGGTGCGTTCTTGATTTGCTGACGTATTGTCTCGACCGCGTTGAATTTTCCGATCCAAATCTCCCACGCTTCGTTGAGCGGAATGCCATGTGCGTGTTCACACCGATCGCTCCACACCGGGTAGACCGGGTTTTTCTTGGGTGATCCAGTTTTCTTCACTGAGCACGCCTGCGAGCTGTCGGCGAATCACGGGATGATTCGAGAAAGCCAACAATTTTATGCCAGCATTCGGAACAAGTTTGATCTTTCAACAGCTACTCACCGCTACTTTTGTGCACGCTTGGACACGCCTCTATTCGGTAAGCATTTGATTTTGCTGGACGCGAAGCAAGAACTCGCGAAACCTGCGTTCGCCATGCGGGCCGACACAAGACCGCGACTGTCAGAAATCGCCGAAATCCTAGCGGCCGGGCTCATGCGTCTCAGGGCCCGAAAGTCCAGTCAAATATCTGCCGACTTCGGAGAAAGTTCGATCGACTTCTACCGGCACCGGAGCGGTCATGTGGACCCAACTCTTTGGAGTTCGACCCATGAGGGAAGCCGTGCTGGCGCTCCTACTGAGGGAGGCGAGCCGCAGAGTGCTCTGGAAGAGGGCGAGAGTGACTGATGCGCGGGCGCCCGCACCCCTCGCCGCCCGTGGCGCCGGCCGAGCCAGGCGATCCACAGGAGACGCGTGAGGCATTGCGGGCCCTCGTGCGAGCCCTTGCCAGAGCTGCCGCCGTTGAGGAACATCGACGACGCGCGGCGCAGGCGACGACGGCGGACCAAGGCCAGAGGCTGCAGTCATGAAAAGGGCGGCGATCTACGCCCGGTTCAGTTCCGACAAGCAGAATGAGCGCTCTATCGATGATCAGGTCGCGCTCTGCAGCAAGGTTTGCGAGCGCGGCGGCTTTGTCGTCGAAGGACTTTATGACGATCGCGCGTTGTCAGGCGCCTCGACACTCACCCGCCCGGGCTGGCAACGGCTGATGCGCGATGCCGCCGGCAGGCGCTTCGACTACGTCGTCATCGAGGACCTCGACCGGGCATTCCGCAATCAGGCCGATTATCACGCGGCACGAAATCGGTTGAAGTTCCTGGACGTCGAGCTGCACGACGCTCGCGGCGTCGTCGGGCTGATAGAGGGAAGCATTCGCGCGCTGCAAAGCGAAATGTATCTCGAGAACCTCGCAGCCAAGACACATCGCGGGCAAACTGGCGCGGTGACCCGCGGTCGGCATGTGGGACCGCCGCCGTTCGGCTATCAGATCGTGCAGACAGAGCCCGGCGAGCCCAATGCGCTCGCGGTCGACGGGGACACGGCCACCGTCGTGCGCCGTATCTACGCCGGCTATCTAGCGGGGCAGAGCCCGCGTGACATCGCGGCGGCCCTCAATGAAGCCCAGATCCCCGGGCCCCGTGGCGGACCCTGGAACGCGTCGGCGATCGGCGGAAGCCGAAAGCGCATGAACGGCATCCTGCAGAACGCGCTCTATGTCGGGGAAATCGTCTGGAACCGGCAAAAGTTCATCAAAAATCCCGACACTGGCAAGCGCGTCAGTCGCCCCAATCCCGAGAGCGAATGGGTCAGATCGGAAGCACCACACCTTCGCATTATCGATCAAGCAACATGGTCGAAGGTTCAAGCAAGGCGGGCTGATCGGAGCGGCGAGCATCGCTATCACGCGACAAGGCCGCGCCACCTGCTCTCCGGGCTGCTCAAATGCGGGTGCTGCGGATCGAGTTACACCGTATCAGGCGTCGATAAGCGCGGTGCATACCTGCGTTGCTCACGCATGGTCGAGACAGGACTGTGCGATAATCGTCGCACCGTCGGACTCGTGGCGATCGAACGCCAAGTGATCGAAGGGATCGAGAAGCACCTTGCCGCCCCGGACCTGATCGCAGAATACGTCCGGGAATTTCACCGGGCGCTTCGAGAGCTGAACGAGGGCAAAGGCCGCCGACGGTCAGACCTGGGCCGGCGCCTCGTCTCTGTGGAGGCCGACATCAAGCGCACCGTTGACCTTCTGGTGAAGGGCTATCCGACCAGGGCCCTTAAGGAACGGCTAGCGGAACTCGAAGCGGAGCGCACGGCCATCGAAGCTGACCTAGCCACCGTGACGCCATCCCCCATGGAGTTCCACCCAAATGTGGCGGAAAACTACCGACGTAAGGTGGCTGACCTAAAGGCCGCCCTCCTTGCTCCAGACGATGCCAACAGGGCCGATGCCTTTCGGGTCATCCGGGAGTTGGCCGAGCGCATCGTGATCCACCCCAGGGGCCCTTACAGACCCGTGGATATC